GCAAAAGAAAGAGAGTTAAAGATCGATGCAAGAATGTTTTCTCTTATGCCTCTCCCATTAAAGCTATACTTTGGATTAACCGAAGCCCTCATTGCACGGGACTTTGTTCCTTTAGTAGAGGAATGTACAATGACTGACTCTCTCCAAGACCTTCAAAATAAGATCTTATCTAAAGTTATGTGGTCATCTAAACAAACTGATATGATTCCAGTTTTCGTATCCCTGGACTTTGAAAAATGGAATCTCCAATTTCGACATGAAAATACATTTGGTTGTTTTCAATTCTTAGATGAATTGTATGGATTTAACAGACTTATTTCAGCTACTCATGACATTTTCCAGAAGATCAGATTTTACTATGAAGATGAAGATCATCCTCTAGAGTATGATCCTGAAACTAGAGATATCAAGGATTCATATTTTTCTTGGCGTGGACAATTGGGAGGATGCGAAGGATTAAGACAAAAAGGGTGGACATTAATCACAATCGCACTCATTAGACATGTATTACAGAAACATCATGTTCCTTTTCATATATTAGGGCAGGGTGATAATCAAGTTATAATCATGTACCTACCTTGTCCTTTAGGTAAAACAAGAGATACTTTGTCTGACGAAGACAAAAGACACCTAAGGACCAAGGTGAAGAACATTATGGAATCCATCTTTCGAGCTAGTGAAGCCTGTCAGCTTCCTCTAAAACCAGAAGAGACTTGGATTTCGTCATCCATCTTCAGCTACGGGAAAAATATTTATTTCGAGGGACGGCCAATCAGGTGCACTATTAAGAAATTATGTAGGATGTTTCCATTTGCTAATGAAGATTATCCTAGTATAGAAACAGCCATCACCAGTCTGACTGCTTCAGGACAAGCAGCTACAAATAGTAGTAGTACGTTCATCGTTCCTTTTATCATGAGTGTTATAGAGGGGGCCAGAACAATTTCGTGGCATTTGAAAAAGAGTTTCTTAGTAGAAGAGGGTTTTCTTAGAAGTATTGAAAAGATGGATACAATGAAGATAGGATCTAAGTATGTAAAGATTTCTGATTCTATGAAGAATGTCCTCCGAGACCCATTGTTGTTTTCTTTTGGAGTCATGTTAGGAGGCAATACTCTAGGAGGTTCTCCTTTTGCGAACCCATGGGAGTATTTGGTTCGAGGATTTCCTGATCCGCTGACTACTCAACTGTCCTACTTGACTAGTCTCTCGAAA